AAATTCATTACACTTCTCGCACATTCCTACGTCCATCAGTCACCGCCTTCTTGCTCGCCATGTGATTCGTTATAAATAAACTCGTCGCACGCTGTTCGCAACCTCTTGTTCTCGCCCTCCAACTCCGCGACGCGGGCCTGCAACTGCTTGATGGATGGTTTAAGGACTCCGTTCTCACGAACCAATCGGTTTATCTCGTCCTGTAACTCCTCGATGTATTCCTCGACCGCTTCGTCCACGAGATACATCTTGTTGCTAATCCATAACTTTGTTGACATCAGTCACCGCCTTTCGCTGCCCTATAAGCGTTGGTTCCTATACACGTTTTACAATCAACTAATTGCCACTCGTCTGTGATGGAGTCGTATTCCCAGTTATCAAACCAAAGACCACATACAGATTTCTTTTCACACAGGTTCTCGCCAATCTTGTGCCGTCGCCCTGAGTCGAAATGCACTTTGTCAGTTGCCATCAGTCACCGCCTTTCATCTTCTCTAGACACTCAGGACACGTCACCTTGGACGGGTCGGTCGTGCCATGCGGTTCACACTCTAGTCTGCCCTGACAGGTCCGCACGGCGAACACATGCCCCTCTAGCCAGTCGGTTGATATGTCAGTCAGGTAGCACAGGCTCATTGTCAACCTCGACCAATGACTTTTATGGCCCTGCCCTCTGGTGTAAGGGACACCTTCAGAACAACTTCGCCACATTCCTTATCCCTTCTGGCCATGTCTCTGCTCTCGAACACATCGGCATATTCAATATCTTTGTCGTAGAATATGTCAGTTAGAGCAACGTCCGTCCAGAACATCTTATCCTCTGATCGTTGCAATACCCATCCAGATTTTGTCGTCATAAAAATCTTCCCTACACTAATTTGCTACTAATAAAAATCCACGAAAGACCCATGATCCACCACACAACACATCCCACCAAAAGCATTACCATCCACTTCACTATTGTGCGTAAAGTCGCGGTAACCATGAAGACCCCTTTCGATATAACACTAAGAAGAGTCCTCCCTGTCTTCCGGAAGAGGACCCAGTACGAAAGACGGGGGACCTGCAACACCCGCTATCATTTCGTACAGAATAGTCTGCATAAACAGAAATGAACTCTCAACAGAAACGCCTGTGTTCTCCGCATACAATCTAGCCGCAGCGTTGACAAGTGCTGTCGCAGCCGCCAGTATTGTAGAACACCGAACACCCCCATCACCTGCCTCTGGATCACATCCACCAACAATATTTGCGACCATGCCCCCTGAACCAAACACCACCTCCCCCTTAACATCCGTCATCACTTCGATAGATATGCTACTCCACACTGCATCAGGATGATCGTCGCGTATTCTGGCAAACAACAGCTCAGCATTTTCACGGGCACTATTCGTCATCATCGTCCTCACCTTCGGTTTCCGCACTCCAGTCAAGATCGCACGCTTCCTTGATACATCCTATGATCCAATCTGAAAAACATTCGATAGTCTTTAACTCCAACACCATCGACACAGGTATGCTCTGAAAATGCATCGCATCCCCTTTGCATACGGAGACAACGTACTGCGGGATTTTAGTATCGATACACATGCCCATTTCTTTAGACACGCTGGCCATATGATCTGTTCTCCCGATAACGACAACAACACCGTTATCCATCAATTTCAGCAAAGGTGTTGTTGGAAATTTACCATCGTCTTCTGTCGAGATAACGGGCTTGTTCAAATCCATCGTACGTCTCCAATATCTAAGTGTGATTGTTTCTTATGAATCGGAATGGCAGGACTTGAACCTGCGGCCTCGTGGTCCCAAACCACGCGCTCTGCCAAACTGAGCTACATTCCGTTAAAGTCTGGCCCAAAGGAGGAACAAGGCCAGACTTCGGAGGAGGGTGAAGGTGATGTCATATTCAGTTGTCGATACTCAACTTATCTGGTCTTTTTGAGCTTCTTGAAACGCACCGTCCTTTTGCAGTTCCCGCAGGTAACCTCCTCTGGAATATCAGTTACCGGGAGCGCAAATACTGGTAATCCGTCACACGCAAGTCGCGTCCTCACTGCTATGTCAATTGAATACAACATGGGTCGACGGCGTGACGCAGCTCTCGTTCCTACATACTTCAGGTGTACTGGACCCTTCATCGGTGACTCCTATTTATGATCGTGTTCGTTTACTTACATCTTAACATAAAACGGCGGGCAGGATTCGAACCTGCACAGAAGCACCTAGGCGTCGAGTCAACCTGCTTCCAGTGATGAATAGTGGGACACAGGTGATGTAATCCCAGCTCGACTTACTGCGTTTTCCATTTACGCCACCGCCGTACAAAGTCCAAAGAAGTGGCATAGCAATAGGGGGATTCGAACCCAGCGATGAGAATCTTAACCATCGACATGTCACCGCACGACCGTCTGCGGGTTTCCAGCCCGCCGCTCTACCAGCCTAAGCTATACTGCGACCACCTCAAGTCTCATATTCAGTTGTCAACGCCTGTCTTACTGACCAAGCTCACTTATCAGCGAATTCACTCCTGCTGTTATGGCGGCATCCAGCAGATGGTCGAGCATACTGGAGAGACTCGCCCAGAATTGCATCTCCTTCTCCTTGACCTTTGTGATGTTGTTCCACTGCAAAGCCAGTGTCTGTCCAAGCAACATCAGTTCATCCGTTGTCATTTTGGACATGATCATGTTTCGAAGCTCCGCAGTGGCCATCTTCTTCACCAACATCAGCTCGTCCGTTGTCAATTCGGTCAGGGCAATCTTTGCGAACACTTCAAAACCAGCAAGCTCATCCTTGATAATCTGTAATACACCGTCGAAAGCACCCATTGATCTAGCTCCTTTATATCTTGTTTGTCAAACCAAACATATCAGTCTGAACTTACGATCTCCGTCTCGTCCATGACCAATCCGACATACTGCTTGCCTCTGAAGCACCCGTAGGCACACGCCTTGTCCTCCCCGGCATCGCATCGAGTCCAGAAACGAGAAATCAGAGCAGCCATATTGTCGAAGGCGGGTTCATAGGCCCCCGTCATAACAGCGTAGTCGTCAATGTCCCTCATAATCGTTGCCGCCATCAAGCAACAGTCCCGTGACGCATTCGTATCGGCAACAGAGATCAGCAATCCATTCGGATCGAGAACGATCCCGGCTACCTCAGATACCGTGTTCAACTGAGTCTGACTCGCGCGTGTGTCCGCATACAACTTGTCGGACATCTTCACAGAATGACACCCCGCACAGAGTATGAAAAACAGAAACATGACAAACACACAGGCCCACACTGCAACATGCAACGTCTTCATGATCGACTTCCTTTCAAAAATATACAAACTATTGTTACAAAAAAGTAGGTGGGAACGGGAAGACCCAAGTAATAGGGGACACCCCACGAAAGCCCGGTAACGTGTGCGTCATGTCCCGTTCCCACCACGACCAAGTAGGAAACCATTTAAGTGTCATCCTTCATCTCAGCCGCAACATCCTGCGACAGTCCTTTAGGATCGGTCTGAGCAAACTGAGCCATAAACATTCGCACGGCTCGTTTCAGTTTTTCAGGAGGGATACTCATCGTGAGCCGAAGCGTCAGCGTGTGTATATCGGGGACTCCTGCTGTGACGGCTCCGCTTTGCGCTTCTCTGGAGATTATCCCACCACTTCTCGCGGTAATATCATAGTCATATGAAATTATCCACGGCTGACTCTGTTCAATGTTCACCTTTGCAGAATCCAACGTGCGTCCTTTCAAAGAAAAACCACCGGAATCACTTCTTCCGAAGAACCAAAAAGACAACTGCTATAATGACTACTCCAACAATTGCTGGAATCCAGAGAGGAGCACATACCCACCACCATGACCATGTAATCTTGCCAAGTAGCTTCAGTGCCAAGAAAACACAAAACACCATGGAAAAAAGAAAGGAGTTACTGCCTCCAGACGATGGGCTTGATAAAGTTCTCATAAGGTCTCCGTAAAATCAAAAAAGGGCTGGCGGTTGGGAGAGAGCGAGAGGAAGAGGAGGGAGGGAGTGCCGCCAGCCCCTGTATCAAAGCACTTTTGAACTACAAAACTGCTTTCATCTGCTGTTTGCATTTGTAACAGCTCCGCATCAATTCTATGAAACTTGCTGTCCTATCAACGACCTTGTGAAACTCTGAGGGCACTTCTAGCTGTGATGCAGTAACAGGAGATCGGTGATTGTGTCCTCTTCGTACCATTTCTGATGCCAACAAATCATGTCTTGTATGTGCGTTTTGAGGTTCAACGTGTCCGGACAGGATAACATCCAACTTGTGCCCGTCCCGGATATGTCTCTGCAACTGGTGGATGGAACTGTGTTCCTCGTTCAGATGTGCGTCACACATAAGAATCGGATCGATCATCCACATACGCATAGATCACCTCGTGTATCATCAAAAAAGCCGGGTCATCCATGACCCTACGTCCATATGATACGGCATCCATGAATTGGAGAATAAAATGCCAAAAACAAAACAGGTCAAGGAACAAACGGGTGCAGATCGTTTCTGTTTCAGGAAGAAGTAGCTGCATCCTACACCATTGACCTAACGGGACCGACTGGACTCGAACCAGTAACCGTCGATTAGCATTCGAAGTATCTGTCATCTTCACTACCCCTGTACGGGGAGAACGAGCGACAACAGAGATTTACCGCTCTACCATTGAGCTACGGCCCCAAAAATGGGTGAGACAAGGGAATAAACGAACACGGTGTTTTCGAGTCTGGTGTAAAACCAGCTTGGAGAAGTAACCGTATCCTTCACCACCTGTCTTGCACCCATCGTTTGTGTGCCAAGCAGGGCTTGCAATTCCCGCTGCCAACGGACATTTAACGGCTCTGCCAGCAAGCACCATAGGCATAGACATTCCTGACACACAAATTTCAAAAGCGGAGTGCTGGCATGAGAACAAGCAAACACGGTTTAGATTCTACCTGTAAGAAAGAAGTAACCGCATTCTTCGCTACATGCCATATGCACCCCATCAAGTTTTCAAAGAGCGTGAAAAGGTCTAGTTGCCACAAGCGAACTGACGTTCGTATTCTACCAGATATTTGACGACCGCCTCAGAAAATCCGTCGATATGCAGCCACTGTCCGTAGTTCACACCGTTCTTGTACGAGGCTACGTTGATGATATACCCCCGTCCTTGGGGACCACCGACATCATCATGGGCCTGCTCGTCAGTAACAACAATCATCCTGTCATACGGATCGGTTTGTGATTTTCCAATAACACCACGAACAGCATCGCCCATAAACGTACAACTGTGCGGCTGGCTGGTCACAATGGCATCCCGCAACGCAATCCCATGACGATTCGCAACTCGCATCGTCTTCTCGCTGAAGCTAAATACGTCAACGTCACCACACATTTCTCGAAGGCACATGGCGATGCCACAGGCGGCATCGATGCGATGCATATCCGATTTGGCAGACAGAGGGCATACCATCGACCCGGAAACGTCTACCAGAACAGCCGTCCGTCCACTCAGCTTGGGGAGTCTTTCCAGCGAAGCCATGAACGGGACTTCGATGTGAGATTCCAACTGCGGTGCGTGTCGAGCCGCCGCGATAAAGCGGAAGGGCAAAACCTTCGAGGTGTCCATTGCCAACAGTGCGTGTTTGATGAGACCCTGATCCACACCCGACTCACACATGTTCCGAAGGTTACGAAGCAGAGCCAACGAACCCAGACGATTCTCCGTCAGAAGCCGTTCCCAGTTCTCCTTCTTCTCAAGCGCAGACTTCTTGGCACCACCCGCAGACTGAGCGACCTCCCACGTATCCGGGGAGGGGAGCGTGCCGTCGATCAGAGCTTTCCACGTTGCCGCCTGCTCAGCATCCTTCGGCTTGGCGTGACAAAGAAACAGAACGTCACGGAGCTTGACGGCATTGGCGCGATCATACTTGGCCAACTGATAGGCGTCGAACTTAGGAAACGCCAAAGCCAGCCCTTTCTTTACCTGAGCCGACAAGGAGCATTTGCCGCCAGACCAGTAGAGCGACAGAAACTCTGCCAGCTCATCCGCTCTGCGGATAGTGTCTGCAAGCACCTGAGCCTTCAGCATTCCATGGCGGGCCATGCCAACCGCCAGCCACAGGGGAGCATGTCGAAGGTTCATTTCCGTGCGAGCCATGACAGCCAGCTTGGAAACAACGTCAGGATCGACTTGCGGGATAAGCTCAGCGATGCGGGTTGCGATGGAAGTACCGTCCTCATAGAACGTGTCCTCCCACAACATGCAAGCCATGACAGAACGCCGAAGCATCTGCTCAGGGTTGATACGACTCGCCACACCGCCTTCGTGAGTTCTGATAGGGATGGGTTTCATGTTCGTACGCACGGGTGTATCCTTTCTTGTGGTTGCTGTCCTTATTGAGTTTCCATGAAAAGCTCACGCCGTCCATTCACCCTTATTATACGCACGAGCCCCTGCCCAGTGAACGGTCTAAAATAAAAATTCTGCAAAAAACAACAAACCAGCCAACTTGTTGGGGGATTATAGCACGGGTAAGTCCGGACGCTTGTCTCTGACAAATGCTCGCAGAATAAAAAACCAACTTATCGGCAGATTATACCAACTCTTTCCCGGACCACACACTCTTCATTTTTGCCTGTCGATACGACCCGCTTGCATATTCGGCTCCGATACTTTTCCTGATCGCTGATCTCCCACTTCTCCCCCACAATTGTCCAGTTTCCTTTCGGGACGCCAGTGCCGGGAGCCAACTGCATCTACACGCTGGATGTCTGGGGATAAGACCATGTGCCTTATCGACGGGCATCACAACACCTTCCATAGCTTCGCATTCCGGACAAACCTTCTTGTCTAAAACCGTACTCCATTCCGCTTCAAGACCCACTTCCGTCACTCCCAGCATCTCGAACGAGTCCAGTTGTCCCTCCGCATGGGCATATATTGTCTCCGTTCTCGCAATCAGCATAGCCCTGTTTCTGGACAATGTGTTGATTTTAGACGCCATCTCCGCAGCGAGTTTCTTGGGGCCGATGCCATTGACAATGCCCATCGCCAGAATTCGTGACAGTTGCTGATCCATCGTCGCCGTAACGCCTACAAGCTCTGTGTATGCCCGTGTGTACAGCAACTCCACCTTGCTCAACAACTCAGGCTGCGCAAACGCCTCCCTCAGAAACTGTTCTCGTGTCCCTTCGTAGAAGCCGGGCTTCGCTTTTACAGACTTCTTGTGTGTAGCCATGTAAGCATTTGCGACACCTTTGCGATAAGCCGATTCGACGTAGGTCGCCATCCACGGCTTGCCCGTCACATCGACGGTGAGAATCTTGGCATCGACCTGTGCCTTGAGCCATTTACGATAACTCTGTATCTTGTTGGCATCCGTCTGGAAACGCCACGCCTGATACCCTACCTGTTGCTGGATGATGAAGGGACCGGGAGCTGTCAGGCCTAGAGCGTCGTCTTCTACCAGCAACTCCCGGTTCGCCTTTCGGACAGAGGCAAATCTACGCTGCATGTCACCCATCCACTGCCGCACCAGCATCGTCGTCCGTGTCGGGTCAAGTTTCCGTGCGCTCACTGTCAGCATCCAGTGCCTCCTTGAGTTCCTTGATCACCGATATGCACTCGCGCAGCACGTACCGCAGGCGAAACTCGACCAGTTCCCCTTCGTAGGCCAAAGCCTGTTTCGCCTTGCGCAGCGTTTCGTCTGGATTACATTCTATGGTTTTCATTAGCTGAGTGTCCTACCATGTGCTGGAAGCAATCGTCACAAATATCCGTCACAATCAAACGACCGTTGACGTACTGTGGGCGCGCCCACCCCGTGCAACACGGCATCGTACATCGGTTGGCCTGATTCATTTCCATAACAACCCTGTTTTCCAGCACGTTCGTTTCCATCGTATCAATCCTGCATATCTTGTCGCGGTGGTTCAAACTCCTTGGGTGGAGGTTCTGCGTCACGGTCGTCCGATTCATCGACTTCGGCAACATACGCCAATGACGCTTCTGATATCGCACTTGCCTCTTGTTCGTTAAATCCAAGAATCATTGTGAGAAACTCTTTCGGTGGAACAATCATATCCACATTGCCTGCCACATAGTTGGCCAGAGCATCCGTAATCACCTTCGCCACTTCCGCACGTTCACGTCCGTCGAGGGCCTGAAGATCGGGCCACGACACCTCGTACTGATTGTCCTTCGGAGCCGTCACAACCCCCAAGCCAATCAGTCGGTCCACCATCGGGCGAAGGACCAGCAGGCTCAGGTATTGCTGTTGCCGCTTGGCTATTCGTTTGTTCCATGTTCGTGTGTCCTGATTCGAGGCCAGCCGTGCTTCTTCACTTCCCAGCAATATACGGGTGGGAATACCCAGTGTAATCGCCACGTACTGTATCTGAACTTTCACATGCCCTGCCGGGTCCGCAACGTGACTCGACATGTTCTCGACGCTCACGCCTTCCAACGCCAGCCACCGCTGCATTCCGGAGGCGTACTTTTCCATCTCAGCCTTCAGCGAGTCCTTGTCTATCGTCGCGTTCGCCGCCGAGATGGTCGGGTCCAGCTTGAACGCCAGTCCGGGGTAGCCCCCTTTCCAGAACATCTCACCACTACCCGCCATGATCTTACGGATGTCCAACAGCCTGTTGTACACCGGAAGCATCCGGGGCGTCCCCAAGAACTCTGAAGACTGTCGGTTGTCAGCCAGATGAACCACACGGGTCCAGTGGACTTCCAGCTTTGTGTTGACCGAACCCATGCCGTAATCTTCCAACTGTATGGAATACATCACCGGGAATCCAAACCGGGGACTCGTGGCATCCGTCTCCTTCTTGGTGATAGACACAACGGACTCGTCGAACGGCTTCATGTACAATAACTCACGGCGTTTCTTGCCCGCCCCGGTAATGTCGCCCGTCTTGGGGTCGATCCCATCGGCAGGTTCACTGAGTTTCTTTCCGTCATTGATACCCAGCAGCAAAATACCGAAACGACCGATACCACTGATAATATCGGCACGCTCCAAGTAATGGAATAGACGCTTTTCACGAATCAGATAGTCCATATCTTCTTCGAACCCCGTCTTGTCGGGCTCTTCGTTCTCGTATATCTCCGGGTTGACCGCCCAGCTTTCTTCAGGCAACACGCTGACGACACGTGTGGCCAGACCCTCACGTTCAAACATCGCGTGATAGTCCTGCGTGCTCACGGACGCCGGGTAGCCGCACTCGTAGTTGATGTCCTTGCCGGGATTCAGCAACTGTTCGAGGAATTGTCGCCGGGACGTAAACTCGTTCTGAATGAAGTGCAGCGTCCCCAGATACGCCTGCGCAGACGCGCGGGAGGCCTCTGCGTTGACCATCGCCACTTCGTTCTTCGTTGGCTTCGGCGTCGCACTCTTTCTCGATGTTTTCGGCTGGGTTGTCTTCTTTACCATGTGACGTAACCTTTCAGTGATCGATTACTGTTTCCACTCTCATTTTAGCCCTCTTGTTCAAAATGCAAGCACATTTTCCAACAATCTGGTTTTAGAACAACAGAAAACTCACTTTTTGGGTCAAAAAATGTCCTTCACCATGCACCGACATGTATCCGTTTGCGGTTCAGGCGGTTAAACGCCCCGGACGAGCTGTCCACCTGATCGTCATATGTGGAGTGTGGAAAATGTTGAAATTCGCTGATGTACTCCCGATTCCATGTCCCTCGAAGCAGGTGCATGTTCCCCACGTTCACCTGTGCCGACATCGGATCGGCCCGGTGTTTCTTGTCCCCGGTCGGATGTTCGATGAAGCAGGAGAACCCCGCAAGGTTCTTCACCGAGTTCTGTGCCGATTCGAGACCCCCGGAGCCGGGTTCCTGTTCGATGCCGATCTCGACCTTGGGGCCGTCGATCATCGCGGTGGCTTTGATGATGGCTTCGCGTTGTGCCGAATCCCAGCGTCCCCGGACGACATCGAGAACGTAGAACCGTCCGTTCTCGTCCATCCCCATGAGAACCCCCACGGTGTAGTCCCCGCCCCCGGATGTCCCGGCCTTGTCCCAGAACCGGACCCGCTGACGCCAGTGGAGGATCGGAGGCAGGTTCTCGATGATGACAAACTTCTCCGTCTTGAACATCCCGCCTTCCAGAGGCACGGGGTTTTGAAGGTACTGGCCGCTGTAGAAGAAATCCCCCATCTTGCGGGCCTCTTTGAGAACGGGCCACGACAGCCGCACCGGGTCCATCAGGCCGTCCACGTATTTCTCACGCAATTCGGCAGGCTGGATGTCATCGGTGATTTCAGCAGGCAGGCAGATGTGGTCGATGTTCTCAGCCCCCATGGTGTCGATCAGCATCGCCGTGGAATCGTACTGGTGCAGCCGCTGCATGATCAGAATCGTCGGCGTCACCAGCTTGTCCTTTTTCCGGGACCAGAGCGTTTCCTTGATGAAGGTGTTCGCGGCGTTGATCTCGATCAGGCTGCGTGCGCCTTTGGGATTCAAGGGGTCGTCGATCATGATGAAATCGCCGTGACGCCCGATGATGTCACCGCCAATACCCACCGACATGCGGGCACCCCCGGCGTTGTTGACGAAATAGCCCTTGGCATCCTGATCTTCGGCAATATCGACCCCTCTGAACGTCTGCTGGTATTTCTGACTCTTGACGATGGCGCGGTTCTTACGGGACAGGTCCATCGCCAGATCGTGACGATAGGACGATCCGATGAAACTGGCCGTGGGAAACCATGTCCAGACCCACGCAGGGAAAAATTCGCAAACGAGGGACGATTTCGTGGAGCCGGGGGAAATATTGATAATCGTATCTTTGAGCTTGGGCTGACGCTGGGCCACACGAATGGCGATGTTCTGCAATTTGTTGCAGATGTATTCGATGTGCCAGTTCCAGACGGGTTTCTCAGGAATGACGGTGGACCAGAATTGCTGAACGAAGTCGTACAGGCTTTCTTTGCAGATAGACGCCAGAACATCCTGCTCCGAAAACATCACATCGCGCGCCATATACCCGGCTTTCAAAAATCTTTTCAACTGTTTGTTTCAAACTGTGTACGCAAGGGTAGCAGGGGGGTACAGGCCTGTCAAGCGTAAATGTCCCCATGTGTCCACTACCAGCAGGCTCAGGAAGGCCCCCAGCGTCCTCTCTGACGGCCTGTAGGCCTTTGACCCACCCCAAGGTACCCTAAAACGGCTCTGGAGCCTCTGGGGACTTCTGAGGGGCAATGTGGCAGGTACGCCGGGGGTTTACCCCGTAGTACGCCGGGGCCCGTGCCCCAGAAAATGTTTTCCAAAAATTTTTATGCAAATTTAGTTGGGTTGGAAAATCCGATCTGAAAATTTGGCATGCAATTTGGGGGAGGGCGATACAGGGAAAATGTCACCCTGCATACGCTTTTAT